ACGTTTTGGCGAGATGGTGAGGCGTGGGGTCGTACTGATACGGAAAAAGAATTTAGACTCAACGCGGGCAGCACAGAGGTTCAGGACGGACGCTGTGGTACTCCGATCAAAGACTATGAGCGGCGGTACGGCGAGATTCGTTACTGTACCCAAATGCCCGAGTCAACGTTTGTAGATGATGGTTCGGATTATTGCCGAATGCACAAGTCGATGGACGCACTTATGAAACAAGCACACGAATTATTCAAGCACGGTTATTTCGCAAGTAACTATGTTAATTTCGCACAGAAGATTAGTGGTGAAAAGTTTCTGTTTGCTATTGAGATGTTCGATGGGCTTGTTGAACAGTCTCGCCACGATTTCGAGATTAAATACGATGGGCGGGCTATTGACATGTCTGAATCTAAATTTATTGCAGAAGATTCGGTAAATGTTGAACTGCCCTTCCCAACTAACAATCTCTTCAAGTTTCAGGCCCAAGAATTGTGGTACGCCTCTCTCGCGTCTGTGATGCAGCAGAACATGCACGAGACGGTTTTCGAAGAAGGTGTTAGCCAAGAGACAATTGCACAGTCTGCTGACATGGAGGGGAAAATTACTGATGTCAAATATGAGAAACAGGAACACCACCTCCACCTACCTATCTCCCGAGTATCTAAAGATATCAAAGAACACCTCAAAAACGGTGGTGTGTCGATTAAGGACGATGATGATGGTGGTGTCCTAACGTTCCAGAAAAACGATTACACGCTATCTGTGGGCGATGATGGGCCTGATTCAGACGGTGAGGAGAATGAAGTTGAGACACTTTCTGCTGATCAGTTTACCAAAGACGTAGAATCAGATGAGGCGGCTGCGGAGATCGAGGTCGAATAAATGTCTATTCATAAGAACATCCCAGAGGATCTTCGTCAGCAGTTACCACATGATATTCGACTGTATATCAGGAACTTCTGGCAACATCCAAATGACCCAGAACGTGGATACGATTTCTACAACGATTCTGGAGATACGTTCCTTTCTTATATGGCCGATGAAGACGGTCCACTCGTTCCAAGCAACTGGGGAGATGTCGTTGTGCTGCTGTATGCACGTGGCTGCCTAAAGACCACCACCGCAACTGCTGCGGCTGAGTGGGCTGTTTCCGAATACCCGATGGTCGAAGTTGACGTGACAGCACCCCGCCGTAAACAGTTCGGTGAGGTGATGGACCGATTTAAGAAACACGTCAAACAGAGTGGTCTTTCATCGATCCGCAGTAAGGATAACGTTTCTCACCAAAAATTCGAACGTCAACTGAAGAAATCCAACGGTGATACAATCCACGTTGAGGCCGATGTAAAGGCCCGATCTGCGTGGGGAGATGGTGATGGTCTGCGTGGTCTGCACGGTCAGATCGGTATTATTGACGAGTTTCAGGACGTTGACGAGGGGATGTTCTCGACGTTCCTTGAAGCGGTCGATCAATCTGTTCCGCAGGTCGATTATTTCCCAACGATCATCGTCATTGGCACGCCTAAGATGGCAAGCTCATTTTTCCACGACCTATGGGAGATGTCCGATCAGAAGTCGTGGGACGCCGAGGAAGAGGCGTGGATCTCTCAGAGCGATGGAGACGAGTTCATCCCCGTAGAACTTGAAAAACAGCGTGAGGAGCTTACAGCGACCATAGAAGACTACGAGGAAATGCTTGCTGATGAGTCACTTGATAATCCAGAGGGAATGAGTGACAGCGAGCTTAAAGGTCGTATTCAAGAAATGACCGAAGCTCGTGACAGCATTCAAGGATATAATATTACTGGGTGGCACATTGACCAGCACGCCTCACCGCTGCACGATGATGCGAAGATCGAATTTAAGCGTCAGAAATACACGAAAAAGAAGTTTAATAACGAGGTTCTTGGGAAGTTCTACACTCCAGAGAACGACCTTCTATCTGACAAACACGTTGATGAACGACTAATTCCAGATAAAGGATTTATGAACAAACGTGAGTTTGACGACTCTACGGTTGTAATAGGTGTAGACTGGGGTGGTGGCTCTGGTGAGGATGCTTCGGACACGGTTATCGTAGTTGGCGAGCAGATCGAGTACGATGATGACCACACCATCGTTGTCCGTGACGTTGAGATGGTCGATTCAGACCTCAATAAGCAAGACGAACTTGATCTCGTTGAAGAGAAGATCCGCGACTACGAGGCTGATGTGGTCGCCGTAGACGAAGGGTATGGGGCAAAGCAGCGTGAGGATCTGCAAGAAGGCAACAGCATCTGGAACGACGATGGGTGGGATCAGGTGTGTGGGGTTATCTACGGCAATATTAAGGACAAGGACGAACCTAAGTTTTCCAACAGTAACTCCACCGATTCAGCATTTTGTACGGTCGCCCGCACACACATGATCGAAGGAATGGTTGACGACTTTAAAGGTGGACATATTGACATTCCAGCGGCTGATCTTTCGTTCGACCGAGATGGTGATGGAACGATGCTCAAAGACCAGTTGACTGCTCCATACACTGATCGTGTCGAAACGTCAGACGGGAAGAAGAAGTTGAAGGTGTTGTCTGATCGAAATGACGATGCTTGTCACGCATTCACATACATGTGGATTGCGGCAAACAAGTTTGGTTCACGTCGGACTCTCAAATCCATCTCGACCAATTCGCGGAAAGGATACTAATAAATGGCATTCGATACTGACGGAAGCGTTCACGAGAATACAGACGCCAGCACGAGCTATGAGACGGGCGGTACAAGTACTAAAAACTATTCCACAAAGACCGCCTCCGAGAAGGCGGGAGTTGGGAGTAAGCGTGGTGACTCGTCTGACGAGGTTGATCCACGGAAACTCATGGGAGATCCGACGACCAACGACATTCGGTGGGTCTATCGGACTTCTTTCGCCAAGACACTGGTAGATAAACCCATCGATGATGCTTTTAAAAATGGGTTTGAGATTAAGCGAGACATGGACGGAAAGCAGTCGAAGCAACTCCGCGACGTAGAAAGCGTCTATTATGACAACGATTTTGTACGCAACTACCAGTTAGCCCAGAAGAAGGCCCGACGTGATGGCTTTGCTGTCACGTTCATGGTGCTTAATGATGATTCTGAGGGCGTCTATGTTGATCCACTGGACGACGATGTGAACGTCAAATCCATCAAGAAGCTACAAACGTTCACGCTTGATGATATGTCTAAGTACTACGGTGGGAACAGCCCACCGAAAGGCCGCATCTCGGAGCAGATTCCATACGACCCAGATAGATATATCATCCGTAGTACTGGTATCGTAGTTGATATGGAACCCACATCTGGGACGTACAAAGAGCCACTGGGATATCTTGTCGGTCGAGATAACGCCCGTCGCCACCACAAACTCGACTTTATCCATGCGAATCGGTGTTTCCATTACTCGTGGAACCCTGAAGTTGACGGTGATTTGGAAGATGATACCCTCGGTGAGTTTGAGGGTGATTCCAGTCTTATCACCGTCTATCACATCATGAAAGGCATTAAGAAGGGCAACTGGTCTATCATGCAGACGCTCTTCCGATACGCCTCTAAACTCTACCACATCGAACTGCCAGAAGATGCAGACGAGGATGATAAAGAAGAGGCCGAAGAGCAGTTGCAGAACTTGAACGCCAAAAGCGAGATCATTACGCCAAACGGCTACGAGATGTCAGATTTCCAAACTGATGGACAGTTGCAGCCGCGTGAGTATTTCGACGTTCTATTCGATCAGGTCTGTGCCTCAATGGAAATGACTAAGAGCGTCCTCTTTGGGACGCAGACTGGCGTTGTGAGCGGTTCCGAGACGGACATCAAGAACTACTTCAACCAAGTCCAAAGAATGCGTCAGAATCGCATTGTGGACGATATGAAGGAGTTTGCACGGCGGTACTTCCGCATGATGGATGATCGGACTGACTCGGAGGAGTACGAAGCAGACTTTGAGATTGAATGGGGGCCACTGTTCAAACTCTCCGACCTCAATCAAGCAGAAACGCTTACACGGACCATGCAGACGCTTTCGGCGGCTATCAACTCATTCGTCATGACGCCGCAAGAAGCGCGGTCAGTCCTCCGAGAAGAGTGGTCAGAGGCCGATATTGAGTGGAACGATGATTTCAGTGAGGAAGAGGTGCAGTTCCTTGAATCGATCAACGTCCATCAACAGGGCGGTGAGACAAGTGAAGAGAAAATGAAGGGTTCGACGCAGCAGCAAAATGGTGGAGGTCAGAGTTACGGAAATACTACTGCATCTGAGAATCCTTCTACAGATTCATTGAGTGAGGCCGATGTCGAGGCCATTGCTCAGAGAGTCGCACAGATTCAGAATTAATGAGTAATACAGACACAGCTGGCATGGGCCGAGAAGTGGTGATTAAAACCTGAGAGTCGGCTTAAAGTAGATGAGCGAGGAGTATCTATTCACACAAGACGCTGGCACTGTGTCGTATGATTCGTGCAACATAGATGGGATCACTGTTGACGATGACGGCACTGCTGCGTTTGACTGGAATGAGATCCCCGTAGTCGAGATCGATGAGCCTCCTCACGCCGAGGCATTTGAGACTGATACTTTCTATAAGATTTCTGACGCCACTGTAGCGCGTCCGATCAAACAACCATACATCGAAAACGACTCCGTAACGTGGCTAAAGAAACCCGCTGAGGAGCTACGTAAAATGGCGTGGTCGCTTGATAATGCTCCTTACACGCTTGGCCACCCCGATACGGGAATGGTCAAACGTGTTGAAGATATTCATGGTTTCTGGAAAAGTCCTCACTATGATTCAGATGAGGAACGACTGAAAGAAGACCTCTACGTTCCAACGAACGATTCTGAGGCGAAGGAGTTCGTTGAACAGAATCAAGACGTGTCTGTTGGATTCTACAACCGTCGTGCTGCTGAGTATGACGGCGACACTGGAGATCTGACGGACGACGAGGTTGATGGTTTTCAGGTCGATATGTACGGTAATCATATTGCTGGCGTGAAGCGTGGTCGGTGCAGCGAGGCCGAGGGGTGCGGTCTGGACGAGGGTGTTCAGGCTGGAAAGATTATTTCTGAAACTGTAGACGATGCGGATGTTGGTGGGGACGGGGACGCCGATGAAAATTGTGACCCGTGTACTAAAACTATGACAGATAACGACGACGATAGCGGTTTCGACATTACCGTTAAAACTGACGACCTATCTCTGGATAGCCTTGAAGAACAGTTCGACCGAGTGGCGGAACTACGGGAGTCTTATGACGCGGCTACTGAGTCGCTGAATGAGATCCGTGAAGACCTTGATGAGCATGATTTTGACGTGGACGCAGACGAGTGCCCGTGCGAAACTGTCGAAGAGGTTCTACACAGCCATGACGACCTTGAGAGCGAACTGGGTGAGGTTCGTGAAGAGCTTGATGGATATCGAGCCGAAGAGGTCGATGAGGCACTTGATGAACTTGTCGAACTGAACGCTGATCGAGATCAGTGGGAAGACGCTGACCTCGATGAAATCCGTGAGGAGATCGACCGTCGTGAGGAAGTTCTCGACGGTATTGACACGACTACGAAGGGTGCTGGCAGTGGTGCCGAAGAAACCACGGACGAAGACGACACTGAAACGACCCTAAGTGGGCGTCGTACCTTCGGTCGTGGACACAACGCATAAGACCTGTTATACGGCTTAATACAGAGAAAGCAGACCTGAACTCATTAAACTATGGCAGTTAATTTTTACATTGAAGAGGCTGATCGGAGTTCCGAAAGTGGCATTGCTGATGAAAATGTCACGGCTGGAACATTGATCAGCGACAACGGTAGCGGTGTTAGTTTCACGTCGTTTGCTGATGGTGACTATACTGGACTCGCGCTGTACGACCCAGAGTACCTATTGGCATACGATGATCGAGATGTTGCAGGTGATAGCTACGAGGTTGATGACCGCGTTAAATATCA